GTGAAGAACCATCTTTCTTTAAAGGCACTAAAGGATATAAAAATCTTGGAGCGTTATTTAAGTCTATGAGAGAAAAAGCGGGCATTACTAGCTACAAATCAGGTGGCTCGGTATCCTCAGCTTCTAGTCGTGCTGATGGTATAGCTCAGCGTGGTAAAACAAAAGGGCGCATGGTGTAATGGTCAAGCGTGTAAATCCTGCCCCTTCTGTTCCAGCAACACCTGCTAAACAGAATCCTAATCCTACTGATAACACCAGTAAGAAACCTGTTGACCAAGGATTTCAGTCTATTCTTGATAAGCACACAAAAGATAAGCCTGATAATTTAAGAACTGGTGGCATGGCGTCTTCACGAGCTGATGGCATAGCAATTAGAGGAAGGACAAGAGCATGAGACCAAGTCGTGGTATGGGCGCCATAAGCCCTTCTAAAATGCCTAAAGGCGTTAAGAAAGCTCGCAGGGACGATACCGACTTTACCCAGTACAAAGAAGGCGGTACGGTTAATAAAGCTGGTAACTATACGAAACCTGGTATGCGCAAGGCTTTATTTAACAGTATTAAAGCATCGGCTACTCACGGTACGGCGGCAGGTCAATGGTCAGCTAGGAAGGCACAACTCTTAGCTAAACGTTACAAAGAAAAAGGTGGAGGATATAAATAATGGCTAAATCGTTTCCAGATCTAAACGAAGATGGAAAAGTAACTCAGGCGGACATCCTCAAAGGACGTGGCGTCGCTATGAAAAAAGGCGGTAAGGTTAATTGGATTCAAGACGCAATTAAGAAACCCGGTGCTTTACGTAGCGCTATGGGTGTTAAAAAAGGCGAGAAGATCCCTGCTAAAAAACTAGCTGCTGCGGCTAAGAAGCCCGGTAAAATGGGTCAACGTGCGAGGTTAGCTCAGACTTTATCTAAGTTAAAAAAATGAAATGGTCAGACAAGCGCAAAAAGTCGATCAACTGCGACAGCCCAAAGGGGTTCTCGGAGAAGGCTCATTGCGCCAGCAAAAAGAAGAAGATGGCAGGGGGTGGTTTAGCAAAATCACAGCAATCTTTAAAATCTTGGGGAGACCAAGACTGGCAGACCAAGTCAGGCAAGAAGTCGTCCGAGACGGGCGAGAGATACCTGCCCAAGAAAGCAATACAAGCGTTAAGCCCAAGCGAGTACGCAGCAACAACACGAGCAAAGCGGGCGGGAAAAGCACAGGGAAAACAGTTCGTGCCCCAGCCCAAAGGAATAAAAGCAAAAGTAAAACCGTATAGGAAGATATGACTACTACAGGTACCACAGCTTTTAATCTAGACATGAACGACCTCATTGAGGAGGCGTTTGAACGAGTTGGTATGGAAGTTCGTTCTGGATATGACTTTAGGACTGCACGGCGGTCTTTAAACCTGTTGACTATTGAGTGGGCTAACCGGGGTATTAATCTCTGGACGGTTGAGCAGGGTCAAATTGTTATGAACACAAACCAGGCTATTTATGCCCTGCCTGTGGATACAATTGATATTCTAGACGCCGTGACTCGTACAAATAATGGTAGTCAGTCTAATCAGATTGACATAAATTTAAGTCGTATTAGTGAATCTACCTATATTACGATCCCTAATAAAAACACTACGGGGCGCCCTATTCAGATGTGGGTTAACCGCCAAAGCGGGGGCAGCTCTTCTCTTGCCCAAACAACCCTAAACGGCGGAATTGACGCAGATGACACAACTATTACCCTAGCAAATGCATCTAATTTGCCAACTCAGGGGTTTGTCAATATTGACAACGAGACCATTGGCTATCAGAACATCGTAGGGAATCAGATCCTAAACGCTTGGCGTGGTCAAAACGGCACTACAGCTGTATCCCATTTAACGGGGGCAAACGTGTTTAATAACCAGCTTCCTTCGATTAATGTCTGGCCTACTCCAAACCCACCAGGCAATCAATTTACTTTAGTTTATTACCGTATGCGTCGTATTCAAGATGCTGGTGGTGGTATCCGTACCCAAGACATCCCATTTCGCTTTATACCCTGCATGGTGGCAGGGCTTGCGTATTACCTTAGCATGAAGATTCCTGGTGTTGACCCTGGACGCATCCCAATGCTTAAAGCCGATTACGAACAGCAATGGGACTTGGCGTCTAGTGAAGACCGAGAAAAAGCCCCTGTTCGGTTTGTGCCACGCAATACTTTCTACTATAACTAAGATGCCATGCCAAGTAAATTTTCTTCAGGTAAATACGCAATTGCAGAGTGTGATCGTTGTGCACAGCGGTATAAACTTAAGGAATTAAAGACTCAGATATTAAAGACAAAGCCGTACAGAGTTAAGGTATGTTCCTCTTGTTGGGATCCAGATCAGCCTCAGTTGTCATTGGGCTTGTATCCAGTAAATGATCCACAGGCGGTGCGGGAGCCAAGACCAGACGTGAGTTATTTAGTATCTGGACAAAGCGGTTTACAGATTAATATTACAGGTATAGGCCCAGATGGGTTTGGTAGTCCAGAAATGGGTAGTAGGGTGTTTCAGTGGGGCTGGAACCCAGTAGGGGGTAGTAGAGGACCCGATGCAGGATTAACCCCAAATGACTTGGTACAACAAGTAATTGTTGGTACAGTAACGGTAACGACAACTTAAGGAGTTGAAAATGGCAACAACTAAAGAAGCATTAAAAAAACATATGGCTAAAGGCAAAGGCGCTCATCCAGATGCAGACATTAAAAAAATGGCTAAAGGTGGAAAAACCAATGCCGACATGAAGAAAATGGGGCGTGGCTTAGCTAAAGTAGCTAATCAAAAAATTTCTTCCTTTACCTACAAAAAAGCTGCTGGAAGGGGTCGATAATGGCTAAATTTTCTATGAAAAAAGGCGGCAAGGAAGTAGGACCTGCTGAGGTTTATGCTGCACCGCACACAATGGATGGTAAGAAAATAACTACAGTAAAATCTGCTGTTACTAAGCCAGGCAATGGCGTAGATCAGGTAAATATGTCTGTAGGCGGATATACCAAGAACAACGATCAACCAATTAACAAGCATGGTGAGATGAAGATTCGTGGTACTGGCGCAGCAACTAAGGGTGTAATGGCTAGAGGACCGATGGCATAATGAACTTCCAGCAGCTATCTGAAGCTATACAAGCGTATACGGAGTCAAATGAACAGCTATTTGTTCAGAACATTCCTAACTTTGTACAGCTGTGCGAAGAGCGTATTTATAACGCTGTTGCGATACCTGCTATCCGTAAGAACGTCATTGGTACTTTTACCAGCGGAGATAAGTACTTAGCCCTTCCCGAGGACTATTTGGCATCTTTTTCTTTAGCGGTCATATTGGCAGACGGAAGTCAGCAATTTTTAATTGATAAAGACGTTAACTTTATCCGTGAAGCATACCCAAGTCCTACCGATACTGGCACCCCTAGGTATTACGCTCAGTTTTTACCCTATACCTATATTATTGGTCCAACTCCAGATGATAGTTACCAAACTGAACTGCATTATTACTACTACCCCGTTACGATTGTACAGGGTGGCTTATCTGGTTTTGGCACGATTGTAGGCGGTTCTGGTTATACCAACGGTACATATGAGAATGTGGCGTTAACAGGCGGTGATGGCTCAAATGGCACAGCTACAATAACCGTATCAGGTGGCGCAGTAACTGCAGTGACTTTAGTAAACCCAGGATTTTTATATCTTGTGGGCAACTCTTTGAGCGCTGCTACCTCTACAATAGGGGGTACTGGAAGTGGATTCTCAGTGCCTGTAAATAATATTCAGAATGCAGCTGGCACTTCTTGGCTGGGTGATAATTTTGAAAGTGTTTTGTTGTATGGTTCGTTGCGTGAGGCTATCATCTTCCAAAAAGGTGAACAAGATTTAGTTACATATTACGAACAGAAGTACCAAGAATCCTTAGCATTACTCAGAGAATTGGGTGATGGTAAAGATAGAAGAAGCGCATACCGTGATGGACAACTTAGGCTGCCTGTACCTGGACCTGTTAGATAATTTTTTAGGAGCAAAAAATGGCAATTACCCAAGCAATGGCGACAAGTTTCAAGGTTCAACTCTTGAATGGTCAGCACAATTTTTCAGCAAACACGTTTAAATTAGCTTTGTATACTAGCTCAGCTACTATTAACGAGAATACAACTGCATATTCCGCAAGTAATGAAGTGCCTTCAACAGGTAACTACAGTGCTGGTGGCAATACTTTGTCTGTTAGCGTAACCCCAACAAATACTGGTAACGTAGCTTTTATCTCGTTTACTAATAGCTCTTGGGCAAATGCAACGATTACTGCTAATGGCGCTTTGATTTATAACGCTAACTTAGCAAACGCTGCTGTATGCGTATTAGCTTTTGGTGGTGATAAGACATCGACTAATGGTACATTTGCAGTGAACTTCCCAACTGCGGATGCAAGTAACGCTATTATTCGTTTGACCGCTTCGTAATTAGGAGAGCCTTATGGCTTTGATTCTAAAAGATAGGGTTAAAGAAACTAGCTCTAGCTCGGGTACTGGCAGTATTACGCTTGGTGGTGCATTTCCTGGCTATCAAACGTTTAATGCCGCTATAGCTAATGGTTCTACCGTTTACTACACCATCCATAATTTAACGGCTGGCGATGATGACGAGTGGGAGGTTGGTCTTGGTACGTTTACGTCTCCAGCTACATTAGCTAGGACTACAGTTCTTTCATCTTCTGCTGGGGCTCCAACCAAAACTAACTTTACCGCTGGCGCAAGTGGTCTTGAGGTGTTTATTACTCAACCAGCCGAAGAAGCGGTTTATTTAAACAATGCTACAGGCCTAGTTGAAATTGGCGGTAATGGCACAAACACTGTGTCGTTTACTAATATCAACACGACTAACTTAACAGCTACAACGGTAACACTTACAAACGGAACAATTACTACTAACGCTGCAAACGCAACTGACATTACAAACAAACAGTATGTAGACGGTTTAGTTTCCTCTGGTATACATTTTCACGAACCTGTTTTAGTTGAAGAAGATGTAGCTTTGGTTGCTGTATATGCCCAGCCAAACGGCGCTAGTAATGGCGTAGGCGCAACACTTACAAATAACGCTGCTAATGCCGCTCTTGTTGTTGATGGTGTAAGCGTATCTAACACAGCCCGTATTTTGGTATATGCACAGGCTAATGCGGTACAAAACGGTGTATATACAGTTACTAATCCAGGTAATGCTTCTGCACAGTGGGTATTAACCCGTGCAACCGATGCCGATACATTTGGTTTGACTAGTCCTGATAATTTAGGAGAAGGTTCAACTTTCTTTGTATCGTCTGGTAATACAGGCGCTGGTCGGACGTATACATGTAATACAACAGGCACGATTACGTTTGGCACTACAGATATTACATTTGCGCAGATTAGTTCTTCCCAAATTTATTCTGCTGGTACAGGTCTTAACCTTTCCAACTTAACATTTAGTATTTCAAATACAGCCGTTACTGCAGCGCAATATGGCAACGATGGGGCTGTTGGACAATTTACA